GGTGCGAAACGGCTCGAAATCGCGCTAGCAATTGGGTTTTAGCTTTGTGACTTTGCGACTGTGACTGCCGATGCTCTCACGCAAGGACATGGCCGCTGGCTTGGGCGTGGCGCCGTCTCTGGTGACTCGCTACCGCAACGCCGGCATGCCGATGACCTCGGTCGCCGACGCTGCGGCATGGAAGTCGGCGCACGTGCGTGCTCGCGTCACGAACGGAACGAAGCCGCAGACCAACGGCCACCAGCCGCCGAAGACGCCACCGCCGAACCACTACCAGGACGCGCGCACGCGCTGGGCGGTGGCCGAGGCGCACGACCGCGAGCTGCATGTGCTCGAGCGCCGGCAGGTGCTGGTGCACCGCGAGAAGGTGCGGTCCGAGGTCGCCCGCCTGCTCGTCGGCCTGAAACAGGCGCTGCTGCAGCTGCCGGCTCGCCTGGCCCCGGTGCTCGCAGCCGAGACCGACGAGGTCAGGGTGCACGACATCCTGCAAGACGAGTTCTACGCGGTCCTCGCGGAAACCACGGCTAGGGCGGGGTGATGGAAGAGCTGGCGGCCAGCGTCGAGCAAGAGTTCGACGAGGCGTCGACTGCGCTCGCTCACGACCTGGTTCGCGAGTTCCTCGCGCCGCCGCCGCGCCAGACCGTCACCGAGTGGGCAGAGGCCAATCGCTACCTCAGCACCGTCGAGAGCGCCGAGGCCGGGCCCTATCGCTCGTCGCGCACGCCGTACACGAAAGAGCCGCAGGACTGCATGTCCACGCGCAGCCCGGTCGAGGAGGTCGTGTTGATGTGGGCGTCGCAGACCGGCAAGACGGCCGCGCTGTTGAACTGCATCGGCGCCTCGATCGCCAACAACCCGGGCCCGGTGATGATCGTGTGGCCGACCAACACGGTCGCCAAGCGCAACAGCCGGCAGCGCATCGCGCCGCTGCTCAACGGGTCGCCGCAACTGGCCGCCCGCGTTGCTGCCAACCGTAGCCGCGACAAAGCCAACACCACGATGCTCAAAGAATTCGACGGCGGCATCCTGGTCATTGCCGGCGCCAACAGCGCGGCCGACCTGCGCTCGACGCCGGTGCGCGACCTGTACCTCGACGAGGTCGACAACTTCCCGCTCGACGTCGACGGCGAAGGCGACCCGAGCAAGCTGGCCGAGGCGCGCCAGACCACCTATTCGCGGCGCAAGCGGCTCAAGACCAGCACGCCGACCACCAAGGATTTCAGTCGCATCGAGGCGGCGTTCCTCGCGTCCGATCGCTGCTATTTTCACGTGCCGTGCCCGCATTGCGGCGCCTACCAGCGCCTCGAGCTCGGCACCAGCACGCCGCACGGCCTGAAGTGGGACAAGGATCACGCCGGCGCGCCGATCCCGACCAGCGTGCGCTATGTGTGCGTCGCCAACGGGTGCGAGATCAAAGAGCACCACAAGCGCACGATGCTCGCCGCCGGCGTGTGGGTCGCCGAGCAACCAGGCGCGCACGGCGGCCGCGTGCGGGGGTTCCACCTCAGCGGCTTGTATTCGCCGCTCGGGTGGCTATCGTGGCGCACGATCGCGGCCGAGTGGTTCGAGGCCAATCAGGCGGTAACGCGCGGCGACCTGTCGCTGCTGCGAGTGTTCATCAACACCCGCCTGGCCGAGACGTTCGAGGAGCAGGGTGATCGGGCCGACCAGAACGTGTTGCGCAAGCGCGCGGCCGACATCCCGCTGCGCGTGGTGCAGGCGGACTTCTCGATCATGACCCTGGCTGTCGACGTCCAGGCCGACCGGCTGCACCTGGGCCTGTGGGCATGGGGCCGCGGGATGACCCGCCAGCTGGTCGACCGCACGGTGCTCTACGGCGACCCAGCGTCGCCCGAGTCGGAAGAGGGCTCGCCGTGGGCCGCGCTCACGAAGTACCGCGCCGCGGCCGTGCACAACGTGCACGACAAGCCGGTCGAGCTGCTGTCCACCGCGATCGACTCTGGTGGCCACCACACCCAGGCCGTCTACGCCTACGCCCGCGCGCACCAGCACCAGCACGTGCTGGCCGTCAAGGGGCAGAGCCAGGCCGGCAAGCCGATCATGGGCAAGCCGACCCCGCAGGATGTGAACTGGCGCGGCGAGAAGATCAAGCGCGGCGTCAAGCTGTGGCCGGTCGGCGCCGATACCGCGAAGGCCGAAATCTACGGCCGCCTGCGGGTCGACAAGCCAGGCGCCGGGTTCGTGCTGTTCAGCAAGCACCTCCCGGCCGAAGTGTTCGAGCAGATCACGTCGGAGCGCCTAGTGACCCGCTACGTCAAAGGGCGGGCGCGGCTGGAGTGGGTGCTGCCTGGCGGCAAGCGAAACGAGGATCTCGACTGCGCTGTGTACGCGCTGGCGGCTGCGATGTGGGGCGGCATCGACCGCTGGCGCGATGCCGACTGGCAGCGGCTGGAGAAGCGCCTGCTGCCAGAGAAGCCGGCCGATGAGAAGAAGCCAGAGCCGGCGCCGCCGCCGCAGCAACCGGTGGCCGTGCCGCGGCGTGTGGGTAGACGGCGCGGCACGATCGGTGGCGGCAGTCGATGAGCACGTCGAACCTCATCACGGAGATCGCGCGGCGCACCGCCGCTCATCCAGACATGGAGTCGGCGGTGCTTGGCGCCGTGCGGTCTGCACTGCCGATCGTGCTCGAGGCGGTGATCCGCGAAATGTATCCGGGCGAGACCCTCAGCCTGTACGTGCCAAAAGCACCGCGCCAGGTCACTGAAGCCAGGCGCCAGGAGCGCGCAGCCCGAGACCAACGCATAGCAGCATCAATCGCCGCCGGCGAGGCGCTGGACAACATCGCGGAGCGAGAACGGGTCAGCAAACGACACGCCAGACGCGTGCGCGCGCGGTTTGGTGGACATCGCACACCGTGACGTGTCCGGCGCTCAGGCCGACGATGCCGCCAATTCAACGGCCAGCGTTTTGAAGGGCACCACCTATGAGCGCAACGAATGTCTTCGAGAACGGCCTGCTGTCGCTGATCTTCGAGAACGCCAACTATGCCAACGTCGGCGACGCGACAGGCCTGCGAGGGTCGACGACGGCGGGCGTGTTCTACGTCTCGCTGCACACGGCCAACCCGAACGAGACGGGCAGCCAGAACACGACCGAGGCGGCCTACACCGGCTACGCGCGGGTGTCGGTCGCGCGCTCGACGGCCGGGTGGTCGGTGGCGTCCGGCGTGGCCGACAACGACGCCGCCATCACCTACGGCATCGACACGTCTGGCAGCGAAACCGAAACGCACTTCGGCATCGGCTCCGACAGCTCGGGCGCCGGCAACCTGTTCCTGTGGGGCGCGCTTTCGGCCAGCCTGGCGGTTTCTCCTGGCATCACGCCGAGCTTCGCCATCGGAGCGCTCGACATCACCCTCGACTGATCTGGAGCACAGCATGCGAATCAAGCTGACGCAGGACGTCTACGGCGAGGACCGCCTCGGCAACAAGTTCATCCGCCAGACCGTGCGCGGTGAGTCGTCGCGCTACCCGAACGGCCTGGTCGTGACTTGGAAGACCGGGCGCGAAATGGACGTGTCCGACGCGACTGGCGCCAAGATGATCGAGGCCGGCCAGGCGGTGGAGGTCAAGGCGTGAGTGGTCCGCTGATCAACCCATCGACGGTCGGATCGCCGCTGCTGTCCCGACAACGCATCAGCGTCGACACCGATGGCGGCGAGATCGTCGTCATGACCATCGGCAACGTCGAGGTTAAGCTGCCTTACGAGACGGCACTGCAGCTGTCGCAGTGGCTGCGCGTGCGCGGCAAAGAGGCCAAGCGGCGCGCCGGAGATATGTCGCGCCACTGGTCCGCGGTCGGTGTGCTCGAAGACCTGAAGACCTGAAAGGGAACCCACAACATGGCACGCAATTCGATTGCTGGGCGCTCGACAGTCACGCCCACCAACGTGAGGGCGGGCGTGTCGCTGTTTGCGGTCGCGTCCAGAACTCTCAAGGTGCGCGAGGTTGGGATCTTCAACACCACGGCGACAGCATGCGCGATCGCGGTGGTGCGCTTCACTGCGGCCACCAACGTCGGCACCGGCCTAACCGAGGCGCCATGGGACACCGAGGGCCCGGCGCCCAACGGCACCGGCTTCGCTGGCCACACCGGCGACGGCACCGTGGGCGGCGTGCTGCGGCAGGCGTCGCTCGCGGCCGCGATCGGCAGCGGGGTCGTGTTCACCTTCGGTGACACCGGGATCATGCTCCCAGCGGGCACCGCCAACGGCATCGGCATCACGTGCCCGACTGGCACCGGCCAGGTGTTCGACTACTACATCGACTGGGATGAATGAGGCCGGGGCCGACCGTGTGCGGGCGCGCGCCACCGGCTGCACAGTCTGCCGTCCAGACAACCGGCCTGGAGTGGGGCGGCAACGAGACCGGCAACACGCAGCGCGTGCTGCGCTGGCTGAATCCGTTTCCGATCTACGACGCGACGTACATTTTTCGCATCTACCCAAAGGGGCCGAAAAGTGCCGCGACGAACCCGGCTTACTGGACGACCTTCTTCTGGGGCAACTACGGGGATTTTGGCTGGGATAGTAGCGTCGCTAACACCTATTACGGTGGCCACCCATACCCGTTCGTCGGTGGCCAGAATTGGGAAATCTCAGTTGGCTCGTTTGACATCGAAGGGCCTGCCCCAGAGTGGAACCGCTGGTACACGCAGGTCTTCCGGGCGTGGCGCGAGTCATCCACATCCTGCCATCACGAGTTCATCTACGACTGGGACCTGTTCGTCTCGAGCAACGGGGCCGACGGGATCATGGCTTACGAGATCGAGGGTTCATCCGATTGGGCGTCGACAGACCCGCCAACGCCTTCGATTGTCGTGGGTGAGGCGCCACCGAACGACGCGAACACGGCGAGCTGGGGCGGCTATCAGGGCCGCGAACAGTTCAAAGGAATCATCCGCGGCATGCAGTTCTACGACGCGCTGCTCGGGTCCGAAGCTCCTGCGACCGTTGCGAACACCGCGCCCATTGCGAGCGAGATTGCCAACCCCGGCAGCTCGCGAACGCCCTGGTATCTCAACCTTAACCCCACGCCGAGCGACGTGACAGACAAGAGCGGCAGCGGCCACCACCCGTCGTTTCCGGCGTCGTCGCCGTCGCTCTGGGAAGGCTGACATGGCGATCGCGTTCGACGCAGTCTGCCCGGCGACCAGTTCGGGCGCCGGCGTCACGAGCCTGACCTCCGGCTCGTGGACCGTAGCGGCAGGGTCTGACCGCTGCCTGTTCGGTTTCATGAGCACCGGCGATTCCGCAGCCGCGTCGCACACCGGGATGAAATGGCGCGGATCCGGCGGCGACGCGCTGACGCAGGTGGGCAGCACGCAGCCGATCGGCTCGACGCACGCGAACGTCTCAGCGTGGAGACTCATTGCGCCAACGGCCGAGAGCAATACAGCCTACGGCAACTGGGGCGCGAGCCAGGGCGAGGCGTGCATCGCCATGCTGTCCTACACCGGGGTGGATCAGACCACTCCGGCCGGCACGCCGGTGAGCGCCACGGGTGGCACCTCCAACCCTGGCGGCACAGCCACAGCGACTGTCGATGTGACGACCGAAGTGGGCGACACGGTGATCGCTGTGTGCATGTCGCACAACCAGTCGATCAGCACAAACATCACGTTGGCTGCTGCTGGCGGCGCGACATCGCGCTACGAAGTCGATGGCGCCGTAATGGGCGGCTACGCCGCGATGATCGTGACCGAGCTGGTGGCCAGCGGCACCACAACGACGATGTCGGTGGACGTCGCTTCGGCCGAACCTGGGCACAGCGTGAATTGGCGCATCTACGCATTCGTCATCAATGCTGCCGAGGCTGCCGATGAGTCCATCCTTCCCCAGATGATGCATCACCACGGGTAAACGCAATGGCAGCACTGCACGACATCGTCACGAAGGGCAGCACCGATCGATCGGTAACGCTGCGCTGCATCGACGCGACAACCGGCGCGCCGAAAACGGACGTTGTCTTCAACAGTTCCGGCATCGCGCTGTGGTATCGGCGCGAGGGCGCCGCGCTGACTTCGATCACTGAGGCGACGCTTGCGGCGCTCACGACCGCGCACTCGGACGGCGGGTTCCTGCACATCGCCGACGGCGACTATCGTCTCGATCTGCCTGACGCCGCGTTCGCGACCGGTGTGAATCACGTCGATTTCGGCGGCACGGTTACAGGCGGCGTGTTCATCGGCGGCAGGGTGAGGCTTGTCGATTCGAATCTCGAGACGGCAAACATGCCGGCCAACGTCGTGCAGATCAGCGGCGACAGCACGGCGGCCGACAACCTCGAAAACGCATTTGACGACACAGCGGGGCCGGTGCCGTGGGCCGGCATCGTCGACCAAGGCACGGCGCAATCCGCCAGCAGCACCGGGCTCGTGCTCCGCGCCGCGGCAGCATTCGCCGACGACACGTTGATCGGCGCGACTCTGCTGGTGCTCGGCTCGACGCAGGGCTACTGGCAAACGCGCCAGATCACCGACAACGCACTGTCCGGCGACACCGTCACAGTCGATCCGGCGTGGACAGTGACACCAAGCGGCACGATCACATACAAGATACTGGCCGGCCCGCCAACGTCGACAGCGGCACCGGTCGCGGCCAACGTCACGCAGTTCGGCGGCGTTAACGGCACATTCAGCGGCGGCCGGCCAGAGGTGAACACGACGCTGATCGAGGGCAGCGACGCGACGAACCAGATTCGCGATGCGGTGGTCGATGACGCGACGCGCATCGACGCGAGCGCGCTGAACACGCTGTCAAGCCACGACCCCGGCGAAACCATCATGGGTGCGACCGACCTCGGCACGGGCGCTGGCTTGACCTCGCTGGCGAGTGCAGCCGATCTGGCGACGGTTGCCGGCTACCTCGACACCGAGATCGCAGCCATCCTGGCCGACACGAACGAACTGCAAACCGACTGGGCCAACGGCGGCCGGCTCGACAACATCCTCGACGCTCGGGCATCGCAGACGAGCGTCGACACGGTCGACGGCGTCGTCGACGCGATCAAGGTCACGACAGACAAGCTCGACACCACGCTCGAGCTCGGCGACACCGACGGCAATTACCAGTTCACGACCCTCGCGCTGGAGAACGCGCCCAGCGGCAGCGGCCCGACCGCAGCCGCTATCGCCGACGCAGTCTGGGAGGAGGCGATTGCCGATCACAGCGGCACCAGTGGCAGCACGGCGGAGGCTTTGAGCGCCGCCGGCGCCGCCGGTGATCCGTGGATCACGGCACTGCCTGGTTCCTACGGCGCTGGTCAAGCCGGATTCATCATCGGCACGAACATGAATGCCACCGTCGGCAGCCGCGCGAGCCAGACCAGTGTCGACGACCTGCCGACTAACGCCGAATTCGCCGCCGGACTCGCTGCTGCGGATGACGCCGTGCTCGCAGCGATCGACGCGCTGCCGACCGCTGTCGAGAACGCCGACGCGCTGCTCGACCGCAACATGGCCACCGGTGCAGACAGCGGCAGCACATCTGTTCGCACGCCGCGCCAGGCGCTGCGGATCCTGCGCAACAAGTGGACGATCGACAGCGACGGCGTGCAGACGATCACCAAGGAAGACGACAGCACCACGAGCTGGACGCAGCAGCTGTCGACCGATGGCGCCGCCCAACCGGTGACAGGCACCGACCCGGCCGGCCCGTGATGTGGCAGGGTTCGGTGCATTCTTCTGGGTCGGCGGCGCCGGTGTTCCGGCCGCATCATCGGCACAGCCGGGAATGCGGCCGCACTGCTGGTGGGCTGGCGGCGCAGGCGTGCCGCCTGCTTCAGGCGTCCAGCCAGGTCATCGCCCGCACGGGTGGTGGGTCGGTGGCGCAGGCGTGCCGCCTTCCGGCGGAGCGGTCCAACCCGGCCACCGTCCGCACTGCTGGTGGGTCGGTGGTGGCGCTGTTCCGCCCGCGGCGCCAGAGGTCGCGCCGGGATACCGATCCCTGCTTGCGTGGTGGACCGGCGGCGCCGGCGCTGCGATCAGCGAGGGACCGGCGCCTGCGCCATCACCAGGCGGCGGCGGCGTCTTCGTCCTGCCGCCAGACATGCGCGACGCGCTGCGCCGGCGGCTAATCGAAGAAGACGACTTGCTGCTGCTGCTCCTCGCAGCTCAGTTCTCGAAGCGATTGCACTGAAGGATCACATGGACGCAGAAAAGCTCGCTGACGGGCTGTTCGCCCAGACGCGGCGCTATGTAGACTCCGCGATCGCCAAGGCGGTCGCCGGTCTGCCGCCGCCCGCAATCGATCTGGACGACATCGCGCAGCGCGCCGCGGTCCGCATCCCGAAGCCGCGCGATGGCAAGGATGGCGCCGACGGAGCCAACGGCGCGAACGGCATCGACGGCAAGTCGATCACAGCGGCCGACGTCGAGCCGCTGCTGGCCGGCCTGGTCGAGCGCAGCGTGCGCGCCATGCCTGCTGCTCGCGATGGCAAGGATGGCCGCGACGGCGTCAGCGTGTCGCTCGAGGCTGTGCAGACCCTGGTCGCGGCGGAGGTCGCGCGCGCGGTGGCGGCGCTGCCGAGGCCGGCAGACGGCAAGGATGGCGAACGGGGTCCGCCAGGGAAGGACGGCGACACCCCGATCATCGATCTGCACGAAGTGGCCGAGATCATCAAGGCCGACCGCGAGATGATCGAGATGCTGCGCGGCGAGCGTGGCGAGAAGGGCGACCGCGGAGACCGAGGCGAGCAGGGCATCGCCGGCCAGCGCGGCGCCGATGGCTCGAACGGCCAGGACGGCGCCAGCGTCACGCCAGAGCAAGTGCGCGACCTGATGCGCCAGCGCTTCGCAGAGTGGGCGCTGGAGTTCGAGCGCGAGGCTGAGAAGCGCCAGCGCGACGCCATGGGACTCGTTCCACTGCCTCGCGACGGCACGCCGGGCCGCGACGGGCGCGACGGCGTCGGCCTGGACGACTTCGAGTTCGAGGCCGAGCTGGTCGACGACCGCGCGCTGCACCTCACCCTGTCGGCCGGCGGCCGCGAGAAACGCTGCGTGCTGCGCCTGCCGGTGATCGTCGACCGCGAGACCTGGCGCGCCGAACAGCAGTACGAGCGCGGCGACGCCGTGACCTTCGGCGGGCAGATTTACATCGCGCGCGCCGACACGAAGGCGCGCCCAGGAGACTCCGGCGACTGGCGCCTCGCAGTGCGCCGCGGCAAGGATGCCGACAAATGAATCCGATCAGCGCGAAGATCATCGACCGCGCCGAACACCGGCTGCTGACGCTGGCCACGTGCCGCAAGCAGTGCGAGATCGTGCCCATCGACGTCGACAGCGACGGCGTGGAGACGCACCCTGACGACGATCTGCTGCTGGGCTACCTGGATGCCGCCACCGACCACGCAGAGCGATTCACAGGCCGATCGCTGCTGATCCGCACGTACCAGTTCGCGCTCGATGACTACCCTCGCCGCACCTATCCGTGGCTGGTCGAGCCAAGCCAGCAGCTGCAGCCAGACATCGAAATCCCGTACCCGCCGCTGATCGCTGTGCAGTGGTTCGGCGTCGACGACAGCGACGGTGCGCTCGAGCAGGACGTCGACTACACCGTCGACACCTACGGCGACAAGGCCAAGCTCCGGCCGGTCTCATCGTGGCCGAGTCTCACGGCTCAGTCGCCGAACGCGGTCAAGTGCCAGTATGTCGCCGGCTACGCTGCCGAGGGCGACGAGGACAACAGCGACGGCGCCGGGCCGCTGCCTGGGGCGATCCGGGCCGCCGTGCTGATCGTGGTCGAGGACCTGCACCGCAACCGCGGCACGCTGTCGCAGGACGCGCAGAACGGCGCCGAGGCGCTGCTGCGCCCGTGGCGCGTGCTGCTGGGGATGGCATGACGGAATCCGGCCAGCTCCGCCACTGGCTGCGCTTCGAGCGCTATGTCGCCGATCAGGACTCCGACGGCGCGCTCGTGGAATCCTGGGAAGACGCCTTCGATGCGAATCCGCGCATGCCGTGCCGGCTCGAGACGCTGTCGGGGCGCGAACTACTGGCCGCGCAGACGGTGAATTCGCGCGTGACGCACCGCATCAGTGTCAGGTATCGGCCAGACTTCAGCGCCGCGCTGCGGGCAGTCAGCGATGGCGGCACGATCTACAACATCGAGGCGGTTCTGCCAGACGAGCGAAACCGCTTCGCTACTCTCATGGCATCGTCTGGGCTCAATGCAGGCGGCACCGCGGCCTGACTGGCTTGGCCGGACGGTCGCCTGCATCGCCAGCGGTCCGAGCCTCACGCAGGAGGATTGCGAGGCCGTCCGGTCCGCCGGCCTGCCGACGATCGTCACGAACACGAGCTTTCGCATTGCGCCGTGGGCAGACATCCTGTTCGGCTTCGATGCGCGGTGGTGGCGGGAGCACCTGCCGGAGGCGCGGCAGGTCTTCCGAGGCCGCTTGATCACAGGGACCGATGTCGGGCCCAGGCTCGGCATCGAGACTACGCACGCCGCACCGTGGTTCACCAGGTTCGGAAACTCTGGTGCCTGCGCGATCTCGCTGGCGATCAGCGCGCGCGCGGCGCGCATACTGCTGCTCGGGTTCGACTGCAGGCGCGGGCCGCTCGGCGAGGCGCACTGGCACGGTGATCATCCGAAGGGCATGTCCAACTGCCACTCGATGCAGAACTGGCACTATCAGTTCGAACAGGTCGCCAAGCGCGCGGCCGAGAAACAGGTGAAGGTGATCAACTGCAGCCGGCGCACGGCGCTGAAGTGCTTCGCGCGCGGCGAGCTGCAGCAGGCGCTGCAGGCAGAGGCGCAGACAGCGTGAAGACCATTCGCGGCGGCATGGGCATCGGGGATGCCATCTACGTGCACGCCGTCGCACGCTTTCTCGTGGCGCAGGGGGTGCAGCTCAAGGTCGCGACGGCATGGCCGGATGTGTACCGCTTCTTGCCGGTCGAGTGTGTGCCGTTCCGGCGCGATCGCATCGACATCCTGGCGCACTACAGCGCGCGCAAGCCGCAGCCGACACGCCAATGGCAGGATGTGTGCATCACAGCCAGGGTGCCGACCGACACCGAGCTCGCGATCGAGTGGCGCGCTACTGGCGACATCGGTGAGCAGGTGCGGAGGCAGGCCGGCGGGCTGCCTGTCATCGCGGTGCAGATGCCGCGCGCGCCGATGGGGAGAACCGATGGCTTCGGGCGCGAACTGCTGCCGGATTGCACCGCGATCCAGCGATTGATCGACGCCGCGCGCGGCCGAGCGTTCCTGGTGCAGATCGGCGCCGGCAAACAGGTGCACCGCTTCGACGGCATCGACCTCGACCTGGCGAACCGGACCACGGTGCCGGAACTGTTCGACCTGGCGCAAGCGGTCGACGGGTTCCTCGGTTATGTCTCGTTCGTCGTGCCGCTGGCCGAGGTCATGAACAAACGCGCGCTGCTTGTCTGGTCGGCGCGAGGATTGAAGGCGCCGCTGTCGTATGTCCGGCAGATCACGCCGCAGAAGGTGCTAGAGAAATCGACCTCACGTTGGGTCATGGACAACGCCGATCGGGCGACTTTGCTGGGGGCCCTTGATGAGCTGGTTTTGCGATCGTGAAACCGTCGCGCAGGTGTTGCGCGGCAAGTCCGTCGCGCTTGTCGGCAGCGGACCCGGTGCGGTGGCGAACCAACGCGGTCTAGTCGATTCGCATGACGTGGTCGTGCGCGTGAACAACCACAAGCTGTTTCCAGGCACAGGCTACCGCACCGATGTGCACTATAGCTATTACGGCAACGCGATCCGCAAAGGGGTGCAGGAACTCAAGCGCGAGGGCGTGCGGCTCGTGATGTGCAAGTGTCCGAATGCGCAGTTCATCGAGAGCCCATGGCACCTGAAGAACGGCAAGATGCACGGCGTCGATTTCCGCTGGATTTACCAGAAGCGCGGCGCATGGTGGTTCTGCCCGACCTACGTCCCGCCGGTCGAGGAGTTCGTTGCGAAATTCAAGATGCTCGGCGGCCACGTGCCAACGACTGGATTCGGTGCGCTGCTCGACGTCCTGTCGTTCGAGCCGCTGCACGTTTTCATGACTGGGTTCGACTTCTTCATAAGCCGCGTGCACAACGTCGACGAGTTATGGAAACCGCAGAACGGCGCCGACCCGATCGGGCACGACCCAGAGCGCGAGCGCCAATGGCTGAAGGCCAACATCGCCGGCCTGCCGATCACGCTCGACGCGGCGGCGACGGCAGCCTTGATAGGCAACGAACGCGCGGCACAGCGACGCGGAGTGGCAGCATGATCTTCGAATACGCTGGCCGGCTGTACCCGGAATTCATCAAGCATGGCAACGCCATGCAGTACGTGGCGCCGATCGCTGCGCAGTTCTGCAAGGGCAAGGGGCTCGACGTCGGCGCCGGCGGGTGGCCGCTGCCTGGCGCGACGCCGGTCGAGCTCAAGGAAGGCGGCGACGCGATGGAACTGCCTCACGGGCCGTTCGACTTCATCTTCTCGTCGCACTGCCTGGAGCACCTGCCGAACCCCGTCGCGGCGCTCGAGCACTGGCGGTCGAGGCTGCGCGAGCCTGTGCCGTCCTCGATGCGTGGTGGACCGTGGACCTATGGCGGCGTGCTGTTTCTGTACCTGCCGCATCCGGACATGGTCTATTGGCGCCCCGAGCACTGCCGCAAGCATCTGCACTCGTGGACCCCGGAGCGCATGCACGACATCCTCGAAGAGCTGGGGTTCTGCGACGTGATCGTCAGCGGCTGCGACCTCGCGTTTGGGTTCTCGGCTGTCGCATTCCGAGACGTTGCATGAGCGCAGAATTCTCGTCGCCCATGCGCGACCGCATCGTGGCTATGTACGGCACCGACATGCTGCACAAGTCGATCATCAGCATCCGCGGCGGCGCCGGCGTGCTGCCCGCGTTGCTCGGCGGAGGCCAGTTCAAAACGGTGCTGGAAATCGGCACGTATCGCGGCGTCGGCGCGGCGGAGATTTCGCAGTACGTCGATCGCGTGATCACGATCGACCTGAAGCACGGCAAGCTCGAACGCCTGGGCGAGAAGCACGACCGGCATGCGTTCTGGCGCGCCGTCGGCGCCGACAACGTCGAATTCATCGCCGTCGAGGACGACGAAGAAAAGGCCCACATCGTCAGGCGGCTGGAGTTCGACTTTGCGCTCATCGACGGCGCGCACGATCACACGGTGCGCAACGATTTCGCCCTCGTGCGCAGATGCGGCAACGTGCTGTTCCACGACTTCGACCGACGTGGCAGGCGGGAACTCGACTACGTGATCGACTTCATCGAAACGCTGCCGCCGCACCAACTGACGCCGATGGACATTTTCTGCATGTGGCGCAATGGATAGCGTCATCGCGAGCCTGCCGGCACAGCCAGATGCCGACCTGATGCTGTGCCACGAGCACGGCATCGCCTACCAGGCCGACCGCACGCAGCTCGTCGCCTACGATCGCGCGTACTACGACAAGTGCGCCGGCTACGAAGGCCAGCAGATCGCGAACAGGATCAACGATGCGCGCATCGAACTCGTGGCCAGGTGGTACAGCGGACCCGTGTGCGACGTCGGCATCGGGTCGGGCGAGTTCATCAAGCGCCGGCCGAACACCTACGGGCACGACGTCAACCCCGTGGCTATCGAGTGGCTCAAGCGGAACGACCTTTGGTCTGATCGGCTCGACCAGTTCGGAGCGCTGACGTTTTGGGATGTGCTCGAGCACGTGCCTGACCCGGCGCAGTACCTGCGTCACGTCTATCTGCATGCGTTCGTGTTCTGCAGCATCCCAGTGTTCGAAGACCTGAACGCGATTCGCGCGTCGAGGCACTACAGGCCAGGAGAACACCTGTACTACTTCAAGCGGCAGGGGTTCATCGACTGGATGAGTGCGCACGGGTTCCTGTTGCTGGAGTGGAACGACCACGAGTCGCGCGCCGGTCGTGATTCGATCAATTCCTTCGCGTTCAATCGCAATCGGTGGCCGCGCTGATGGTTCAAGTCACTGTGCAACTGCGCGGCCTGAACGGCGTGCTGGAGACGCTGAAGGCGCTACCGCCTGAGGTCGTCAGCAAGCGCGGCGGGCCGGTGAAGAAGGCGCTACGCAAGGGTGCGCTCGTCATCCTTCGCGAGGCGATGCTAAGTGTCGCGCGCTCGACAGAGGCGCTCGGCACTGACGACCACGAAAGCACCGGCCTGCTACTGTCGGCGCTGATCGCCAGTCGCGGCAAGCCTCCGCCTGCTGAGAACGGCGAGCGCTACCTAGTGCGGGTCAAGCGCAAGAAGTACCAAAGGCGCGGCGTCACGGTGACGACGCAGCAGACGGCCGAATGGCTCGAGTACGGCACCGAGAAGCAGCCCGCCGAGCCGTGGCTGCGGCCGGCGTTCAACGCCAAGGCGCAGGAAGCTATCGGCGTGATCGAGCAGGAGACGGTGCGCGAGGTGAAGCGCGTCGTCGACAAGCTGGCGAAACAGAACAGAGGCAAGTGACATGCTGCCGCCGGTCTTCCAAACTCTCAAGGCTTCGGCCGAGGTCAAGGCGATCGTCGGCACCAGCTCGCCGCGCATCTTCCGACACGGCGAGGCCGACCCGTCGAAGGTGCGCGACGCAAACGGCGCCTGGCTGCCATACCTCACCTGGCTGCTGATCTCCGGCGTGCCTGAGAACAACCTCGAAGACCCGTCGCCGGTCGCCCGCCAGTCGGTGCAGATCGACGGATTCCACCCGACCGACGCCGGCATCGAAGCGCTGGCCGATGCCGTGCGCGACGCGCTCGAACCACTCGTGCACATCACGACGGTGCGCAACCCGCCGCGTGAGCAAGAGAGCCGCCTTTTCAGGTTCTCACTCGACGCTGATTTCTGGGGCCGATAGCCCACGATTCGTTTCCCCAACCCAAGCCGCCCGATGGGTGGCTTTTTTCATTGAGAGGCTGACATGGCTGTCATCGACAATGCATTCGAAACCAAGGGCACGAAACTCTATTTCGTCAACGAGGCGAGCAACGCTGTTCTGAGCGTGTCCTGTCCGACCGGCATCACCGGCGTCGCCGGCGGCACGAAGGACCAAATCGACACGACGTGCCTGGACGAGACGGGCGATGTCCGCACCTCGATCGGCGGCTTCGCCGACGCGACTGAAGTGCAGGTGCCGTTCATCCTGTACGACGGCGACGCATCGCATCAGGAACTGTTCGTGCTCAAGGCGTCTGGCTCGGTGCGCGCCTGGATGGTGGCGCTGTCTGACAGCACCACCGCGCCGACTCTGGCATCTGATGGCCTGGAGTCGCCGACCGCTCGGACCACGTTCAAGTTCGACGCCTACATCTCGAACCTGACGATCGACGCGGCGATCAACGACGTGGTACGAGGCACGCTCACGCTGAAACCGAGCGGCCAGACCATCGCGCACTGGGCGGTGTAATGCTGGACGCTGCACTGTTTGTCAGCGACGCCGTCTTCGAGCGCGAACTCACGCTTGAGGACGGCAGCAGGCACAAGCTGTGGTTCAAGCAGGTGCTGGCCGACGACCTGGAGTCGCTGCAATCGGTCCCAGAGGCGCAGCGCTCGGCAGCGATTTCCAAGCTGATTGCCAAGTCGCTGTGCCTCCCGGACGGCGCGCCCGCCATCACAGCCGCACAGGCCGCCAGGCTCGTGAACGGCGTGCGCAACGCCGTGCTGTGGGAAATCCGTGTTGTCAACCGCATGGGCGCCACGGTGGGAAAAGCATCGCCGACAGAGGAGTCGAACGGTTCTGGCACCTCCTCGTCCTCAACGGAGTCGGCGGCCGAACAGTAGCCGAGGCGAAGAAGCGGGTTTCCGCTTCCGAGTTCGAGGCATGGGTCGCGTTCTACAACGCGGAACCGTTCGACGACATGCACCGCTACCACAGACCCGCTGCATTGGTTGCGAGTGCTTGGGGCGGCAAGTACCAGCAGGCGATCGACTTCCTTGCGCCAGCGCCCGCGCAGGCGGCTCCGCCGGCAATTGAAGGCGGCGGCAAGTTCAGCAAAACGGACCTCCAGATGATCAACGCATTCGCCGCGATGGCGCGCAACTGACATGGCAGCCGGCTCGATCGTTGTCGACCTGCTGATGCGAACCGGGTCTTTCGAGACCGACAGCAAGCGCGCGCAGAAATCGCTTCGCGACCTCAACCGCGAGTCGCTCGAGTTCGCCAAGGGCGCAGCGGTGGCGCTCGCCGGCCTCGCCGGCAGTGCCGCGGCTGCCTTCTTCGCGCTGGAGCGCGGCGCGTCCGCAATCGGCAAGTTCAAAGACCTCGGCGACGTGATCGGCGACACCGGCGAGGCGGTGGCCAGCCTGCAAACGGCATCCGCGGTCTCCGGCGTGTCGATCGACGAGATTGCCGATATATCGGTCAAGCTCACCAAGGCGCTGTCCAAGGTCGACGATGAGAGCGAGGGCGCAGCCAAGGCACTCACGGCGCTTGGCATCCCGCTGGCCGAATTCAAGAGGCTGTCGCCTGTCCAGCAGATCGACGCGCTGTCGAAAGCGCTGGCGGGGTTCAAGGACGACAAGGGCGCCACCGAGGCGATGGAAGCGCTGGTCCGCGGCGGCTCGCGGTTGATCCCGCTGCTGAAGGAACTCCGTGAACAGGGCGGCCCGCGCGTGATCATCACGCAGGAACAGATCGACGCGGCGGACCGCTTCGCCGACAGCGCAGCCAAGCTCAAGTCGCAGGTCACGCAGCTCGGCCAGTCGGTGCTAGCAGACCTGCTGCCGCCGTTCCAAGCGTTCGTCGACGAGATCGGCGAGGCCGACAAGGCGCTGAGCATCTTCAACGTCGCCGGCAGCGCCGTCCGCATCTTCTTCGAGACGATTACCGTGCTGGGCGCCAATGTGATCTTCGTTTTCAACGGCATCGGGCGCGAAATAGGCGGTATCGCCGCGCAACTCGTCGCACTGGCAACGCTCGACTTCCGCGGATTCAATGCCATCAGTGAGGCGATGAAAGAAGACGCCGCTAAAGCGCGCGCAGAACTCGACCGCTTCGAGAAGCGCATCCTCACTGCGACCCAGACGGAGGCCGCAAGCCGCGCCCAGCGCCGCGTCGAAGACCGTGGATTCGATCCGCGACGCAGCATCAACACGTCCGGCCTGGCAGCCGGCACCGAGCGTGACGACGCAGCGAAGAAACTTCTCGACAACCGCCTAAAGGCGCTTGAGGCCGCGATCAAGCGCGAGCAGCAACTCCTGACCGACCGCAATCGATTCCTCGACCTGTTCAACGGGCAGGGGCTGGTTTCGATCCAGAGCTACTACGACGCGCAGGTAGCCATCATCGAGGCGGCAACGACTGCGCAGCGCGCCGCGCTGACGAAGCAACTGGCCGAACTGAAGGCATTCCAGCGCACGCAGACCAAGCCAAGCGAGCGCACGGAGACGCAGACCAAGATCGACGAGGTCATCGAGAAGCGCAGCCGCCTGGAGCAGGAATCCAGCCTGCGCATCATCGAACTGTCGATCAAGAAGACCGAGGAGGAGCGCAAGTTCTCGCGGCAGATCGAGACCACGCGCGCCAGCGTGCTCGAACTTGAGGGCGGCCTGTCGAAGGCGGCGGCGATCCGCTTCGACCAGCAGAATTTCGACCTCGTGCGCCGGCTCACGACCGAAGGCAACGAAGAGGGCTTGAAGCTGGTCGAGACGC